AAAAATGCACCAACTTTTTGAACCGCGGGAGCAACCGCCGTCAATATAACTTGACCAACTTCTAACAATGATGATTTCATTGCGTTTAGTCCTTGAGTCATTTTAAACGATGCCGATTGCGATGTTTTTTCAAATGCTTTGTCAGTTGCACCCATTGAGTTGGTTAACGCATCAAAAACTTTTCTATTATCTTCTAATCCGGCGCCAGTTAAATCTAAAACACCCTTTAATGCTCTAATATTTGGAAATATTGCCGTAGTATCTTGACCAGTTTGTTTTAAACCATTTTGCAGCATTTCTAAAGTAGACAAAAGACCTTGTTCGCTTAATGATTGCTGAACACTTTCGGTTGACATTCCCATTGAAGCAAATGCCGCTTCGGCTTCTGAAGTTGGTTTTTTTAACGATGCTAATATTGCCGTTAATTGCGTTGCACCGGTTGCCGCATCAGTTCCCGTTTTTGACATTGCTGCCATTGCCGCACCAACTTGGTCAAATGAAACGCCCATATTAGATGCCAAAGGAATCACGCCACCCATTGCGCCGGCTAATGCTGATGCTTCAAGTTTACCTTCACGAACCGCAGCCGTTAAAATATCTGTTGCGCCTGAAGCGGATAAATTTTCCGTTCCATAAGCATTCATTGCAGAAGTTGATAAATCGGCAATTGTTTTTGTTTCACCTAATCCAACGGCCGCAGCTTTTAAAGACATATTTAAAACATCCATTGCATCAGAACCCCTTAAACCGGCTGAAGTAATAAAGAACAACGCTTCAGCGGCTTCATTAGCGCTTTTACCGGTATCAACTGCCATTTTCTTTGCAGTTTCACCCATTTCAGCCACCTTGTCCGCAGAAACGCCAACAAGCGCTTGAATTGAAGTCATTGACTTGTCAAAGTCAAAAGCCATTTTAGCGGCAGCCGCACCAACGGCAACTAAAGGCAAAGTCAAAGAAGTTGTCATTGATTTCCCAACGCTTTGCATTTTTGAACCAAATGCTTGAAGTTTTCCTGATGCTGATGAAAGGGCGTTTGACAGTTTTGAACTGTCACCGGTAATATTTACTTTTAAATTTTGATCTGCCATAATATAGGATGTAATTGAAACAAAAATACAAAAAAAAAGACGCTTTTATTTTAACGTCTTTTTGTTGGTCATTGATTGTGATTTATTTTCAAACGCTTGCATTTGTTCACGCGTTGATTTTGGAATATCCCTTTTTTGTTTTCTTATTTTATCAATAGGCAATGGAAATATTTGTTCGGGTTTTAACATCTGGGATTTCTTCTGACAATTTACATTATAAATCATTGTTGAAATGTAACGCGCTTGCTCCCAACTTAAATTAACCTTATTGTGGTAAGATTCCGCCATTAAACCGTTTTCACGCCACGTTTGCCGCCAAAAATCATTAGGCAAAATTCCGATTTGCCCAATATAATAATCGGTTAAAGTTTCAAAGTTTATTGTTTCCTTGACGGCTTCGGCTTTGCCGCAACTTTTGATTCGTTTTTTAATGAATTACCTAATATTTTTGATTCAGTCATTGCCTCAACAATCTCGTTTATCTTTTGCGCATCAATATCATCAAGCCAAGTTCCAACCGTATAAAGGTTGTATTCAATCTCATTACCGCTTTCTAAGTCATTTGCAAGGGCCGCAGAATAAATCAAGGCACGCAATCCATTTAATGAAATACCTGATTCAAAAACAGTTCCTATTTCTTGTAGTGAAACGCCCATTTGTTCGGTAAATTCCGCCCAAAAGTTCATTGAAAAATGTAAAGTTCTTTTTTTGCCGTCAACGGTTATATCAATATAACCTCTTTTTTTGTTTGTCATTTTAAAAGATTTGATTAATAAAAAATAAAAAGCCATCGCCTAAAAATAGACGGCGGCTTTTTTATGAAAAAAAACTAATGTTAATTAGTTAGTTGATTTTACTATTGCGCCGGTAATTGTAAGTGATCCGCTATAAGTAACGGCAGCTTCCATTTCAGCAGACATTTCAACACTAGATAAAAATGCTTCAGCCGTATAAATTGCATCACCCGATTCAGCAGTTCCAAAAACACAAGTTAATTGAGTTCTAGCCAAAAGATAATCAGCCATTTCAATTGCATTTGCACCATCATCATAAGCAACCAAACCTTCGAAAGATATTTCTCCGCCTTTTACGCCGCCAATATATTCAGAAAATCCGTTTGAATCTTTTGTTGTCGCTTCCGGTGTGTCCATTGACAAAGAAAGAGAACAACTTGTTGTGTGACCAATTGTCGTGCCTTCTATTTTAAGCAATAAATTAGTTCCGTTAAATACTCCAGTTGTAGCCATTATATAAAAATTTTAATGTTATTTAATTTTTTGTAAATATACGAATTATTATTTATTATTAAATTCTAATTATTGTACTTCACAAAGTTGTGATTCAGCCATTTTAGAAAATGAACTATATGACGTCAATTTTTCAATTTCTAAATTTTGTAAACTTGAGTTATAATATTGAACCGTGTTTATTTCACCGAAAAAATTAAATAAACTTTCATTGCTTCCGTTAAATGCAAATGCGTTTAAATCAATTGGTGTTTCTCCGCTTGTAACTGTATGAACTAAAAAGCCGTTTACATAAAATTTAAAATTATCAACCTCCCAAGAAATAGCAATTTTATTCCTAACATCATAATCAACGTTTGTTGTAATTTCAGCAACAATATCTCCGTTGGCCCTAGTAATAAATAAATAAAATTGTGAGTTGTTTGTTTTCTTACTAATAACAACGGCGTTTGAAGTTGAACTGTCTGAAATTGATATGCGCCCTAGCGTTCTGTCTTTAAAAGATTTTTGTAAATCAACAAACATCGTTGAACCATAAGTTAAAACGCCGTCACAAAGAAATGAATTTAATATATCTGTTGTGCCTTGTAAATTTTCAAAATAGGTTGATCGTAATCGTAAAGGATTTAATAAATCACTTTGATAATTGCCATTGAATAAAACCGAATTACCGCCATCCTTACAAGTTTCTTTTAATCTTGTTTGTACTACTGTTGTTGTTTTAATATATGAAGTTAAACTGTCATATTCACATTGTGCGCCCCAAATAAAAACACTTGAATCACTTGCTGAATCTGTTGAATCAACTTGACCGCTTAAACTTCTTGGCGAAAATAATGCTGTTAATGTTGCAGCTTCGTCAGTTTCAAATGAAACATTTAAACGATACCAATCATTAGAATACTTTGTAAATGATGCACTTATAAATGAAAAATTACCATTTCCAGATTCGGATGAAGTTAATGTTTCATTACTAAATTGAAACAAAGTATCAACCCTATGCGGATAAATACCTTGCGCCCTAATTGCAAAGAAATCGCCAACATTTTTTTTGACAAATACAGATAAAGTCATTTCAAATGAATCTTCATCTTCTTTTGTAAAAGATTTGTTGACGTAAGATGCAGCCGTTGAATTTCTTGTTATAGTGTCCGCTGAAGCATCACCACTTGGCGATAATGTTGTGTTTGTCGTTGTTGTTATGTTAGTTTTTGTCCAGTTATTGAAATCGTCTGAATACGTTAAATTATTAACCTTCTGATCCTCCAATAATAAAACCGGGCAACCTCCGTTTGTATAATCTAAACGTGGAATGTTTGCATCAACAGTTTCAATAAAACCACTTTGATTAACGCGCGTTGCTTGTCCGGCCCTTGTGAATGTTGTAAAATCACCATCCCCATTGACTGGCAAAACTGAATAAACTTTTCCGGCTTTGTACCCACTTGGAATCATTGCCAAAGTTGGATTCGCCATAAATTACATTTTGTGCGCTAAATAATCAATTCCAAAGAATGAATGAACGCCATTTGAATCTAATTCAACGCTTGCAGATTTCCATCCGTGTGGATGATCGGCTTTAATTAATTCGCCATCTTCGTCAGTTGAATCGCTTAAATCCCATAAAACATCCAAGTGATAGTTTTCACTTAAAACGGCTTCTTTAGTAATCTCACCATCTTCATCAAATTCAGGTTGCTCTAAGACAATATGACCTAGTTTAACGATTGAATGAGAATGCGTTGGGTATTCGTTACCATCTTCGTCCTCGCTTACGCCTAAGGCCTTAATTTTAGCTTCGGCAGTTGCTAAATCTTTAAAATAATACTTTCCTACTTTCATAATACTTAATTTAATTATTTACTCTTGTTAGTTTAATGTGTGTATTTGTTACTCTTATTATTGTGTTAATGCAGCTAATTCTGCGTTAGTTAATCTTGTGTTGTAAAGTTTTGCTTGTTTATATAAAAGAGGTTGGTTTTGATTAAAATTATTTAACCCTATTTCAGTACACGAAATAACTGCTCCACTTGTGTCTGTCATAACTTGTACACCATTTACATAGGCAACAAAATCGTTTTGTTTATAAGCAAATGCTATCTTAAAATTTCCAGTACTTGAATTTGAAAAATTATAAGCAACTACGGCAGTACCAGAAATAACAACTTCAAAAGAAAAAGCAGATTGATTAATTCCTATACCGATGTAATTATTTGAAGTTGCCAAATTTGGTGCTATTGCAAAATAAGAAAATGACCCTCGAGCAAATAAGTTTACATCCATAAATAAAACACCCTCTGTTTGTCCTATAACACCACTTGGGGGAGTTTGACTACAAGCATCTGCAACCCTCGTTACTGCACTTCCAGATGTAGGAATATACGATGTAGCGTAACTGCCTTCCTCTACTTGAGTTCCCCATAAATAAGTTTGACTTCCAATAGTAGATGAATTATTATTATTTCCATCAGAATTAGCTATGTAAAGATAATTTGTATTAGTTCCGAATGTTATTGTTGCAGAACATCTATACCAACCATTTCCGTAATTTTCTATTTTTGCATTTGACCAAGCACTACCAACACTTCCAAGAGTACCACTACTAATGTTAAAATATACACTAGGAGAACCACTTACACTACCTATATTATGAAAGTAAATAAAATCATTTGTCTTTTTTTTAGCAAAGCAAGACATTGTTAAAGTTTTACTATCCCACGCACTTGACTCACTTTTGTTTATGCTTTTAAACGTACCAGTGCTTGTTGAATTTAAAATATTAGAGAAAGTATTTCCAGTAGGATTTTTAACGTTATTATCTGCTATTAAACTTGCACCTTGTAGACCCCAATAACCAGTAAAAGTTTCTGATTGAGCAACATAGTTTAATCTCTGTGGCTCTAACAACAAAGCTCCTTTATTATTATCTAAAAAGTCAATTCTTGGCTCTCCACTTCCAACTGTTTCTATTAAACCAGATTGATTAACAACAGTAGC